CCAATGCTTTCTCCTCAAGGTTTCTTGTTCTTTTCTCTGGCGTATCAACTCCTGCAACTCTAACTCTTTCTTTCTTGAATAAATCAAACCCAAGATCAATGGTGACATCAATAGTATCCCCGTCAAGAACACGATTAATCTCCGTCACTCGGAAGTTGTAGCAGCTTTTTCTGCTCGGTGGTGTCATCGCTCCCATTTGGATACCATTCGTCATACTTAAATATGTAGTAGATTACAATCGCTACTGCAACAAGAAGTATGGCAATCATTATATTCACAGACCAAACTATCTCACTCATAAACCTCTCCAATCTCCCAACAACCAAGATTTTCATCGCTAATAATATTCATAACAAATTCTAATCTGTTAGCAGGAACTATTACACAATACCCAATACCAAGATTAAATACCCTTCTCATTTCCAACTCATCCACATTACCTTTATGTTGAATCTTCTTAAAGATCTCTGGTACTGTCCAAGAATTCCAATCAACATGTGCTTTTAATCCCTTAGGTAGACAACGTGGTAAGTTCTCTGGAATACCACCACCTGTAATGTGAGCCATACCATATACTTCATCTATCTCTTGCAACAATCTCTTAACAACTGGTGCATAGATTGTAGTTGGGGTAAGTAATTCAGGATGATCATCATAAAATATTTGATGTCTAGTCAACAGATAATTAACAAGACTATATCCATTACTATGAAGTCCACTGCTTTCTATACCAATAATCCTATCACTTGGTTTAATACTTTTTCCATCTATAATATCCCCCTTATCAACTATACCAGTGCAAAATCCAGCAAGATCATATTCTTTTTGTTTTGAATGTTCAGCAGTTTCTCCCCCTAAAAGATTCATTCCTGATATCTCACATCCCTTCAGAACTCCTATCATAATATCTGCTACGTTACCATCTACTTTTTGGGTAGAAATATAATCCAAAAAATATAATGGATTAGCACCACATGTTATTACATCGTTGACGCACATTGCAACTAGATCTTGACCAATAGTTGTGTAGTCACCAGCGACTGCTGCTATGTTGATCTTAGTACCCACACCGTCAGCACCAGATACTAAAATGGGTTCCTTGTATCCTGAAGGAATCTGAAACATACCATTGAACCCACCCAAAGTAGGAACTTTCTTTTTAAGTTCAGTCACAAACTGATTACCAGCATCAATATCAACACCAGCAGTTTTATAATCTAGCACAATACCTTCCTTTTTAAAATCAAGAGGATCATCCCAACTACGTTCAGTCACGTTGTCGCCAATCATCAGATCTCTCATTATGAAACCAGTCTACCACATCATCTGGATCTCCGAAACCCCTACGATGATGAGTTGGATCGGGGTCTCCAATATTCAACTCATTCAAAAAAGAATCGTTAGGATTTGTCGCCATTCTCCTTGCGGTATTCAGCATACCTCTAGCAGATGTATTTGCTTTTGATAATTTATTTGCCCATATCATATCTTCCAAACCAACTTCTGTGCCTGAAGCGATGTCCTTACAGATTGCTTCAAGTCTCAACCGATATTGAGTGGATAACATATGTTAATGTATGTAATTAATATAATTTATAACACCACCAATGGTGTTTAAACCCATGCTTTTGCTGCTAACCAGAATGATAAACTTAGTGAAGTTCCCATGATGGTGAGTCGGCTCATCCACCACATTATTTCATGTTTATTTTTTGTTATCATTGTCATCCTATCTTCCCATTGGAATTCCCGCAGACATAAGGCGAGTTATGTTATCAATCTCTCTTGGATTATTTACGCAATAATCAACAAAATGAGGATGCTCCTTTAACGCAGGAACATCCTCTTTAGAGTGTTGTATTGCATCATATGCACTCATAGCATACTCACAAATTTCATACTTATGAAGTTGATTATCGTGATAACCGACAGTGTAATGTTTTTTCTGAGTCAGGGGCATGATCATTCAATCCCATACTGCAGATATTTATAGCATACTATAGTAATTTTTGCCTAGTTCAGTGTGGACTCCAACACTCTGTTAGAGAACCTGAACAACTCCATAGCAATCAGGTATCTCGTGCATTAATTTGCTTTCTATGCCCTGCTTTAAAGTAATTGCACTCATAGCACAAGTAGAGCAAGCACCACCCAATCTCACTTTAACAAAATTAGTTTCATGTTCTATTTCCACAAACTCCAACCATCCACCATCTGCCTCTATAAAAGGCATAAGTTCTTCTAAAACTCTAATTACATTTTCTTCAGTGAGTTCCATTACAAAAGTAATGCACCTATAATAAATCCAGATGCAAATGATATGCAATTAGTTTGATAGTCTGACCACCCAAATTTTTTCTTGCATTTTTCTATTAGTTCTTTGTCCCATTCGACAATCGATGCAAATGCATCCTTTGCTTTGTTAGCCATTAAACTTCTCCGTTTTCTGTACAAGCATCATTAAGTCCTTTCGCCATGCCACTACCTATTTCAGCACCTTGATTGCCTCCAAACATCGTGACCCAACCAGCAGCAAGCCACCCAACAAAGGGAATGCCACTAAGGGTAGGAGCAGCAGCAGCACCAACACTAGACCCAACCAAGCGTCCTGATTGTTCTGCTCCACCGATTGCTTTGATACATTCGGCAGTCTTGGCACTAATCTTTTTTTCGCCAGTAACTCCTAATGCGGCAGGATCAATCCACGATGTTCTTGTTGAAACAGGACCGCCGTGATGGAATGCTCCATCCATAGTATATTCCTGAACCACTTGAGTTTTTTCATTTGCAAGTCCTAAGAATCCACCCTTTCTTACTATATCTTTTGTGGTGAACATGGTTTTAGGATCATTTGCTTTATAGTCAATACTATAACTATCCAATCCAGCAACAACAGTATAAGAACTGTATGGTCCAACTTCAGGAAGATTTATCTTAGGCAATCCATTTTCTTCACGATTAGCAATTACACTAATCATACCAAAATGGGAGATACCAATAATCCCACCTAATCCAATTGCTATCCATTTGGTCCAATCTTTTTGTTTTTCCATAATGACTTCCTCTTTTACATTTTAAATGGTTCTGACTTATCATCAGTAGTAATTTTAATTGGTGCTTGTTCTACTCTGATAGTTTGAACAGGACCAGAATTACCTACCTTTGCGAGTAATGTCTCCATTTCTTTTTTAGTGATACCTCCGTTAGCACCCGCACCGTTACCATTACCATTCATCTTCATTGTTCCGTCATTACTTTTTTTAGCAGTCTGGACTCCGAAAGTAGCTAATACCCCAGTAAATACCGAAGCTATGAAAGTTGGATCTATTTTTTGTTGTGGTAGTTTTGGAATCGTCACATAGTTCAGAGTCAATATTCCACCCGACCACACCAAAATACCAAGCCTGACAAATGTACTTACGATAGCAAGTTGTTCGTCATGGTCTGGTATAATTGCATCACCTACTTTTCCTAGCAATCCTCTTTTCTTTTCGTTCTCTTTAGGTGCTTCTTTCTTCTTTACTTCTTCGGGCATTATTATAAGGCAGGTAATATATATAGCTGCCTTTATGTTTTTTAGAATTTAGGCAAATCTAAACCAGCACCAGTAGGACCACCAACAGCAGCAGCTTCGCCAGAGGGAATTCCTACATCACCAGTAAGAGCACCTCCCATAGATCCTGTAACAGATTCAATTACTTGTTTTTTAATTCCATCAAGAATTGAGTCTCTATTAACATAAACATAACCACCAACACCAACAACCGTAAGAGATACAGCAGCAGATGCGACAGCGAGAGTGTTAATTATTTTTTGCATTGTATTTATATTAAAGTATTTTATTTATGCAACCTTATTATAATATGCTTTATAGTATTTGACAACTCCTGATGAAATCTTATGACCTTTACTGCACCACTCATCGGCACATTCATAAATTGCTTTGTTGGAATATTTTCCGTCTCCAAATTCTCTAAACAATATTTTTAAAACTTCTTGTCTAAGAGTCATCTGTTCATCACTGTAATTATCCATCACTACTACTCCTCCATCATGTAATACATCATAGTCATCCATAAAACAGTAATCATTGAGACACTACCAGTAATCATTATAACCATTTTTAAAGTTTCTGCAATGTTAATCATTAGGTATATGCGATATTTGGGACGTAGACAATTACGCCAAATATAATAAGTAAGAAAGAAGTTTGGATAAAAGTTTTCATTAGATTAAACCTAGTGAACCTGCTGTGAAACCTACTCCACAGAAGAATGCGAATTCCAAAATGCCATGTGCTGACGGTGGAATTTCTAGTATTTTTGATTTTAAACGAGTCATTTAAGCTTGTGCTCCTCAGCTATGATTGTTAACTATAGAATGATTGTAAGATATTTCCGTTTGCTGCGGTGTATAGAACAACTGAAATAAAAATTAGTTGATACATGAATGAGTAATAATACTTAACATAAGTATATAGGTATTTTTACCTTATGATCAAAAGTATTGTGACACTAATTACGCCGACCATTGCTAAACGACCATTCCAGCGTTCAGCAAATCTCCAATATGGATGTTGAAAATCCATTACGCCCCCGACGAGTTAGTGGCATACTGCATTTGAGGTTGTCCAACTCGTATGCCTTTCCCACCATCTTGATCGTCATCGTCATCATCTTTCAATGCACGGAGAAATAATTCTATTCCCACTAACAATGTCATTGGATAAAATATCCATAGTATTGCTGTAAATGATGATACATCACTAACTGCTTGGAATTCACCCATGTGTTTTTGTTCTTATTGTGTGCATTTACGAATAATTATTTAGATTTGTAAAGTTCTAAGTGACGGTAGTGAAAACCG